TCTTCTAATTTTTTGGTCACCTACGACCTCCTTGATAAAATATGTCTTCTTCTGTGACTACCCTAAAAGTCAAACCCTGTCTGCGGCACCACTTGGTAGCAGCGTCCCACTTGGCATAGTTGATGGCCACAGTCAAGCGTTCTCTATTGCTGGCCTTGCTTTCAATGATGCTTTGCTTCTTGGGCTTGATTTCCACTACCTCAGTGCAGATTTGATTTTTCTTGTTCAGATACTGCACCAGAAAATCAGGCACATATATGGTCTGCTTGCCCGTCACGGGGTTTTGATAAGGAATGCGTATGCTTTCGCTGGCCCATTTGATGATGTTTTTGTTGTTGTCGCAGAAGTTCATAAAACTCAACTCCCAGCCCGAACGATATCTGGGACGACCTAGGCCTACGTACTTGTCGGGATTTTGGGGTACAAATTCCCCTTGAGCAAACTTGGACATTTCAATCTAGTATGGTCCTGGTCACGTAGTAGTTACTGCTGAACTTGCGCACAGTACCCAACAGTGTGCTGGTGCTTTGGATTTGATTCAACCAATAGGCCATTAGCGTGTCAATGGTTATGCCCTGGCTGTTGTTGATCTGCTGTAACAGATCTTGAACAGTGATGTTTTCACCGTTGCTTTGGAAATTTGCTGCAATCCTAAAAAGATTGTCTGTAAATGCGGCAGCGGCTTGTTTGTTGTTGGTATTTTTTTCAAAATAACCCAAAGTATAATCATAGGTATCTTGATCTACACCATAACCATAGATGCCGTCGTAGGCAGCATTAAACTGCTGATACACAGCACTGGTTCGATCTTTCACATTGTCTGGGTTGTTTACGCTAGGCATATGAATATTTACCTTGTGTATTTTACCAAACTAAGGATTAGTTGCCGCCACTGATTCTAGGTGTGTTGGTCTGCGGAACAGTATTGGTATTGTTGCCTTTGGGCGGTGTGGGAAAGAAAGAGCTTAGGGTTTTGTTGATGGCTGGTACTTGATTTCTTATCACTGTTTCGACCCCTTGACTCAAGACCTGGGTGCCAACCTGTGTGACTTCTTGCTTGGCAATAGATTTTAAACTTTTATCTTTGAATGTCTGATATGTGCGCACACCTTGCAGAACAGCACCAATGGGGTTGCCTGCTGCCAGGTCATTCAGTATGCCTTGTCCTGCATCAATCAATCCGCCTTTGCCTAATATGGTAGCATTGCCACCGGGTCTGGTAATGGCGCTGGAAACTTGATCATAGTCAGCAGTTTGCCCAAATGCTGGAGGTGCGCCGGCTTTGGTAGCACCGTTTAATGCGCCCGAATAGTACTTGACCAATTCATACTTGATGGTCATGGTATTCTGCATGGTTTCGCCGCCGGCGGCATAATCGTAAGTATCGTGTGCAAAATCCGTGATCACAGGATTTATCAATGTGTAGGCACTGTAGTTGTGCTGATTGAATCCAAAGATAGTGATGTCATTGAAGAAGTTGGTTGACGCACCAGGTTGTTTCTGTAGTGGTGATCCTCGTCCTTCGCCTACCAAACCAAAGTCTCCAATCTGGCGCTCGCCTGCATAGATGTCGTTTGAGTTGTAACTAAATCCTGCAAATGTTGGATCTGATCCGGCGCTGCCGTTGCTGGCGGGAATTCCGTTGTAACTGTATTGGCTGTCTTTGATATAATACTGATAATAGGCATACCACATCTGACGAACTAGATCACTGTTGTCATCGTGAAAAGTTATTTGAACAGGATTGTAATTGATCTTGGTATTGGCATAGCGTTTGCGATTGTACTGATTGAGTTCTTCTACTTGAAATTGATAACTGGGCAATTGCACGCTCTTGACTGTTTTGCTGATAGTGGTATTGGCTTCTCCCAGCAGTTGCGTGATTCCTGGAATTTGGCCGTTGATGTTGAACACACAATGGAATAGAAACTTGACCTTGGGCGCATAAGCAAATGCGTTAGGTACAAATGTTTTTGATGCGTGTTGATAGTCCTTGAGCTGAGGACCGGTGATCCCGCTCAAGAACCCTTTTATGAAGTCATTACCGAAGGCCATCAAGCCCTCCTAGATTAGCCGCCAGTTTGACCTGCGCCAGTTATAGAACCAAGAGCTCTACTGACTGCTCCGCCCAACTGTTGACCAACGCCGCCGCCTGATGTGGGATCAACGCCTTGCAGTGCATTATCAAATCTAATGCTTAGAGAAATTGTTACTGGCTCACTGGAACCATAGTTCAAATCGTTGTAGTTGGCACTGGCTAGATAGCAGCCCAGCAAGTTCCAGGTTTCCAATACCACTGGCTCAAGAGCACCGTTGCCGCCATCCAGTATTTCACACTGCATGGAAAACTTGTAGTTTACACCAGCTGTGGCACTGGCCTGCTCATAAAAATCCAATTGTTTCTGCAGTTGCTCGCCTACTAATCTTGTAACCGAACCCGAAGCATCATCGCGAACGTTCAATGTGGTGGCTTCCCATGAATGTTTTCCTGGCAGATAAACTGTGGAATTGTAAATAGGAATAGTCATTTCTTCAAATGACACACTGGGTCTAGCAAAGTCAATGACCTGCTTGGTCAACTCTGTGGTTGCTGTTGTAACACCAAAGCCGTAGAGTAGTACACGGAATCGGTACTTGAGCTTGGGCATCAACAGGCCTTGATTACCCTGACCTTCGATAGGTACTGTTAGGTTCTGCAAGCTCTGTACGGTCTGTGATGAAAGTGGCATTTCGATTTCTCCTGTTACTGTTATTTAGCCCTGGGTCTGGAAGCTAAAATAAGGGTCGCCCCTTATTTTATGCTCCTGCCGAGATCTCCCCTGTGTTCTTGACACGGATCGGTATGTAGATAAATTCAACTGTTTTAACTGGTTCAACAGCAACATCAACATACAGTTCATTGCGATCCACACGCTCAGGTGTGTTGTTTGATTCATCGCACACTGCCAAGTAATCATAGAGACCACGTTTGGCTACCAAATCATTCAACAGCGTCGTCACTGTGGCCAAGACCTGGCTGCGTGTAAACGCATCATTGGGCTCAAACAAGTATGGTTGTACTGCTGTGGCCAACTGTGTACGCAGATAAACAATCAAGCGTGCCACGTTCACACGATTCAATGCAGATCCCACATTGTAACGTGTCTTCTGACCATAAGCAGTGATGCCTGTGCCAGGAATAAACGTGATAGGATTGATGGCGTTTTCATACAAGATGTCACGCAGGTCGCGGCCCATATTGGTTTGTGTAAACTCGCCAGTCTGACCGTTGATGTAACCAATGCGTGCAGCATTGTCTATCACACCACGACGTGTACCTGCCGGAGCAAACCATGGATAGCTGGCTTCGTCTGAACGAACATACGTGCGCAGCATCATGTGGCTGGGCGGTTGTACCACTGTGGCACCATTGGTGTTGTTGGTCTGACACGAAGGATAGTATGTGGCCACATAAGGATCACCTGTGGTTACATAATCTTCAGGCAACACCTGCGCACCAGCCAAATCGTTGGTGGCATAGGCCTGCAACGGCTGACTCAATGCAGGCAGTCTCATTGGTGTGTCACCAATGATGAATGCTGTGTTGCTGCGGTCGTTGTTGAGTACTACCAAGTTCTGGATCAACTCTGGATACTGCGGGCAGGCCAACAAGTTGAATATACGTGCATCTTCGCGTGCCTCAGAACTGACATCAATAGCAGCACGTAGAGCCTGTACAATCAATGCACGCTGTGCTTTGCGGCCAGCATACATAGCGCCGTTGTCACGCAGACCAGATGCTGTGACCCAGGTATACGAATACGTGGGCAAAGTATCATCGGGATATTTCTGTGCTGTAAAGTAGTTGGTGGTAAAGGCCTTAACATTAAAGCCCGAACGACGCATATTCCAAAGCAAAATACCTTCAGGATATAGATCAGGATCGGGAGCATCCAAGTCCAAGTAATCACTGGTCAATAAACTTTTGATAGTAGGAATGGGATCATTAACAGGATCAACTGAACCCGAAGTAGCCCAGCGTGCATCTGCAAACAAAATACCATTCTGGCCAGTCTGATCAGCATTGTCTATCAACACCCACTGATAATCACCGGGTGCTATTTCTTGCCAGCGTTTTACGATAGGATAGTTATCAAGATCGCTGGTGTCAATCCACAACTGACCCACTTGACTTGTCAGTTGAATTTCGCTGCCGTTGACTGTGATAGTAGTAGGCTCTGTAGGACTTATAATAGGACCATCTGTGTTTAATCCTGTACTGAGATTATAGCCACGGATATCAGCAGTGACATTATAATAACCTTTCCATTGACCGCCATCTTTGATCATGATGTCCACTTGATCGGCAGCCGAGTAGTACCAATATGTGCCGTTGTCAGGCAAGCGATCAGGTGCTGTGGGCTGATAGTAAACTTCTGTTCCCAGTTCCCAAGTGCTGCCATCGACCCAGTTACTGAGTTCAACAACACTACCGTTACCGCCCAAGCCTGTGCTGCCAAAATAAGTATTGGTCTTTGCATTGACTGTGACTGTGGTTGCGACACCGTCGTTGGGCACAAAACCTGCAAGACTTACAATAGTACTGCTGCTGCTTCCGTTTTGCAACAGGATACTGCCGCCGTATGCATGAGACAGTATAATGTATCCTTGAGCATTGACTTCAGCAGTTACTCCATCAAGGTTAGCACTCAGCACTGCTGTGACAAAATCTGCAGCACTATAAGTCCCCCCAACTGTGCGCTGCACCGGAGTAGCATATGCGCTGGATCCTTTGACACTAGCACTGATATAGAAAGTTTTATCTGTAGAACTAGTAAAGGTAGGATTTGCTGTGACACCTTGTGCATTGGTAGGACCCGAAGCATAACGCTGGAATAATTGCATACCAATCAAACCGTTGGTTACAGTGTTGGTTGTGGTGTTGACAGCAAACACATTGGTGTCTGTCATGGGATGGATTTGTGCATAGGTAGCGCCGGCAGCAATATTTTTGCCGCCGCCCGATGGATCTAATGCATTGTTAACAGCCGCATCACTGATGTACAATGGACAGGCCTGCTGTACAAATTGCAGTAGTGTTGTGCTCCATTTGCTGACTGTCAGCAGTGTTCCATTGTTGACTGCTGTGGTCTTGTTCCAAATAGATCCTGAAGGACGCTGTGTAGTTAGTGTACTGGTCCAGCGTGGAGGATTGGTATGCGGTCCTGCTTGTGTGACAGGTACATTGTACGTACCAGCGTTGATACCAAGCAAACTCAACATACTGGAATCGCCGCCTAAAACTATAGTACCATAAGCACCACCCGAAGGCTGTGCTGTGTATCCGCCGTAGATATTAAGTCTATTATTGACCACGCCTGCGGTGATGCCTGTGATGCTGGCAGCATTTATTGATGTCGCCAAAGTAGATAAAGTAGCGCCTTGTGGATTAGTTGTCCAAAGAGCATTGGGATTGCCTACTACCACGCCTCCATCGGCGCCTACAATAACAGCAGTGCTGGCATTGTACCCACCGGCTATGGCAGCAATACTGGTCAAACCAGATGCTGTGCCTGCAGTCCAGGTACTACCGTCGGTAGATACATAAACTTCTCCAGATGCAGCAATAGCCACAAACTGTCCGTTGGTATATGTGACATCTACTAGATTTTTAGTTGATGCAATTGCACTGGCAGTCACAGCGGTCCATGCAGATACGTTGCTGGCTGCATCCGAAGCATTGCGTAACACAGTACCGCCGGCACCAACTACGATTGTAGTGCCACCGTTGTAAGCCACAGCATTGAGTGTGTTGGTGGTAAGACTTGCATTTGACACATTAGACAGTGTTGACCATGCATCTCCTGTATACAACATACGACCACTGGCTCCCACTGCAAACTGAGCACTAGCGTTGGCCAAAGAGGCAACGCCCAAAAGTTGTGTGCTGACGTTGGCGTTAGCACCGGCTGCTGTAAAGCCTGCCAACAAGTTAGCCGTGGTATAGATAGTGCCCGAATCTCCAACTGCTGTAAATGAATTGCTGGTATAGGTCACGTCACGGAACGCACCGCTGAATGTGCCATTGCCTACCTGTGTCCAAACTGCAGTATTGGCTCCGCCTACTAAGACATTACCGTTGTCGCCTACAGCCACATAATCGGTTCCGTCGGTGGCCACGGCACGCAAGTTACCCGAGAAGCCAGCAGTATTGGCCACTGACCATGTTCCGGATACGTTGGCAGCAGGAGCGTAATAAATTTCATTGGTTGAGGAATTGACTGTAGCGCCAACAGCAACATAAGTGTTGCCACCACCGCCATAAGCTACATCTAACAAGTCTGTGTCAATACCGCTGTTGATAGTGGTACCGTTGAGTGTGAGATAACCCTGTACGCCTGTGGTAACTGCTGCAGATTGTACTGTGGGCCATACATTTTGCCAAGATGAAGATCCAACTTGGACCCACTGATTATAATTATTATCTGTGCTAGGAATAGTGTTACCTGCTTTGTAGTACAGAGGCAAATCTGTGTTGGTTGCAACGATGGCATAATCACCGATCATGCCCACACTTTGAAGAGGTGCCACATTGGGACCTGTGGTTTGATCAGGATCTGTAATCACTGTAGGCGTTTTAAGTATCAAGTTGCCTGAGCCGCCGCCACCTGTGCTGTTCCACTCAAATACACCAAATGTGCTGGCATCTGTATCTAGCCAATATGTATTGGGAGCAGGATCGCCCAAGGGACGACTTAGACTAGCAGCCAGTGCTGCCAAGTCAATGTTGGCACGCATCATAAATGCGCGGTTGCTGACGCCTAACACTGAGTAAGCTGCCAACAAACCATATTCGTTGAGTTCGTAACCGTTGATGGGTGTACCAGCGGTGGTTGTGTAGAAGAATGGATTACCAAATGTGGTAGCCATATCACGCTGGCTGGTAATTAAATATACCTTGCCTGCGTTGACTGCCAACGTTCCTGCTGCTACGCCTGTACCTGTGCCAGAAATTTTGTTCTGGGCTGATGCAAAAAGTATGAAAGGTACAGTACCTGCTGCTGCGGGTAAGTATTGACTTTCGTCTATGACTGTTACTTCTACGCCTGGTGAAATTAATGCCATGGTTTAGTTCCTTTATATCCAGTTGTAGATATTTATAAAGAACTGCGAAATCTGGCTGGTTATGGCAACCTACTAAGTAGGTTTTGCTGTAAATATGTGTATGAGACCCTTGTGCAAAGCCTGCGAACGCCGTCCCAGAGCCATTGCTTACTATCGCAATGACAAGTGTGTGTATCGCAGCAGATGCACCGAGTGTGAACGGCGCCATAAAAAACTACCTGTACAAACTCCACGCTGGTCTGCGCAGGGCTACAAGTTGAAAAAAATCTGTGACCTATGCGGGTTTCGTGCCAAAATAGCACGACAACTCATGGTGTATCATTTGGATGGGAATTTGAACAACAGCCAATTGCATAATCTACGCACAGTGTGTCATAACTGTGCGGTAGAACTAAGCTGGGACAAGAGTGTCTGGCGCCGTGGTGACCACGTTGAGTAACGCATCAATCTGGCTGTACAACTCATCCAGGGAGTTGTTGTTGTCAATCACATGATCAAAATCGCTGCCAATCCAGGATGTTTCGCTGGGGTGGATTTTGTAATCTTCCATTTTGGACTTGCTCAGCGCCCAGCCAATGAATCTAGGGCCGGCATTGACTGCTTCAGCGTGTCTGTACCATTCGGGATCAGGGCCGCGTTTCACACGTATGACCAAACCGTTCTGTTGCTTGATGGCCGCAATTTCATTGGGAAATCTGCAGTCACTGATAACGATGTCGTCCTGGGATTTAGACAGTTTGTGCTCTACAGCAGCAATCCAGATGTCATCGTGGAAGGCCCGGCGACATACTTCTGTGCCCCAATACTGTAGTATCCAGCGCGGTGTCAGATGCGGTATGCCCAGTCTTTCTGCCCACCAGGGATCCACACATTCGCGCCATTCTCTGCTGCTTTTGCTACGACCTTCCAGCATTTCCCTGTCCCAGCCAAACACAGCGGCCACTGCGTCTTTGAGGCTGTTGGCAAAGGATTCTCTGCGGAACTGATGTATGTTCACTAGATAGTCAGCGATGGTGTCTTTGCCTGAGCCGATAAGACCACAGACGCCAATGATTCTTTTGGACATTATCGCCCCCTGCCGCTGGTTCTGCGTACTTTGGAGCCACCAAAACCCCGGGAGTTTTTAGGTCCCTTCGGCGGAGGCGGTGCCTTGGGCTTTGGTGACAAGACTGGCGTTGCTGCTTGATCTGTAGCAACGTTGGCATTGGCTGATATACCAATGCGTTCAAATAATTTAGGAATTTTTTTCTCTACCACTGTTGCCTCCCTGCGTAATGTATTTTATAACATCTTTAGAGAGAGTGCAAATTTTTAGGCAAGAATATTTGACGCAGTTTAACCTTGTACCCAGTAGTAAGGTTGGCTGCCATCCACGTACTTCTGTAGATCATCAATCAACTTGGCCATGTCTTCTTTGGCTTCGGCCTTGAGTTGTGCGCCATTCAGCGTGGTGCCACCGCCCGGACCGGCGATGGAATTGAATTTTTCACGAGCCTCGCCAATGATCTGTTTGCACACAGCATAGGTATAGTCCCGTATCCAAGGCAGGATGCGATAGTCGGTCAAGAGTTGTATTTCGGGACGCATCTGATCGCACCACAGCAGGATCACTTCGCCTTCACCCTTGGGATAGTTGATGATGTGCAGCACCTTGGTCACCGGATTGTAGGTGTAGTTGATGAATCCACCAAACATTCTAGCAGCCTGCTCTACATATTGGGTGTAAAAGTCGTATGTGGCCAAACCACCCGAATAGTTGAAATTCAGCAGGTATGTGTTCATGATGGCACTGCTGAAGGGATCAAAACTCTGGCTGAAAGGACCTTGGGCAAAACCAATGGTACGTCGGAAGATCTGACGCACATTGTAGATCTCCTGCGGCAATGTGTAGTGTGTTAGATCACTCTGCAGAGTGATAAAATTGTAGGCTTCTTCGTAGGCATTTTGAGCCCGTTGTCTATAGGTCAATACTGCCTGTTCATAGGCCACTTCATAGTCTGGAGCATTGAGTTCTACGTCAACCAAGTTGCCGCCCAAGCGGGTGTTCACATAGTCAAATACTTTGGATTTAAGATTGGTCAGTGTATCACTCATAAGAAAAGCCCTGTGCTGTATTTAGCACAGGGCTGGCTGCTGTGAGTGTTAGTTTACCAAACTTTAAGGATTATGAGATTTTCGTTGAAACGCCCGTTGAGTTTGATTTCGGTGGCCTTGATGTCTTTGAAATACTTGCGAGCCCCGGGCTTGCCGCCGGCAAACAGGGCTTTCAGTTGATCTGCTGGTTTGCGCAGAGTTTTGCTCACACTGAGATTGGCATCAAAACCAATGATGGTGTTGTTTTTCACAGTCATGGACCCCACGTGTGAGTCAGCCACATAGTGCTGTAGTTTGCGCTTGGTGGTATCGTAGGTGTAGAACTCTGTGCAGTCTGCCAGTTTGGTAGCGGACTCTGAAGTGAGTTTTAATTCTGGGAACGACTGCAGATATTTTAGTTTGCGCACAATCTGATCGGGCGTTTGCTTTTTCTTGGCCCTGGGTTTGCGTTCTACTTTTTTGATCTGCACATAACTGTCGCAATCGGCTACCACCAACTCACAGAACTTCAGCATCTGCTTGAGTTCATTTTTGCCCCAACGACTGTAGCCTTCGACCAACTGAGCATCCTTGCCTTCCAGGGCTTCTGTAAGTTCTGCCACTTTGCTGGCAAAAGGATCGCGCACTTGACTGATATGTGTGGGCTGAACATTCATACCGCGTATGATGGTCATGGGCTTGTGGTTGTTCAAATTCAGTTTTACTTCTCCCGCTGTGCAGAAATCATCATACATGGCTTCTAATTCGCCA